GATGACGAAGAAGAAGAAGAAGACGAAGCAGAAGATGCTCAGTGCGATGAAGAAGTAGAAGAAGAAGATGGTGAGTACGCTGTCGGCGACATCGTTGAAGATGAAGATGGTCTTGTATGGGAACTGGTAGGCTGATATACTAGCCATGCAGTTGTTTATTGCAGGGGGCTTAATTGCCCCCTTTTTTTATACGTTGTGTATCTTGCCTCTAAACTCAACTTGACCATCTGCCCAAGTATGGACAAGTTCAGGCCATAGTAAACGTCCATCATGGAACGTCAGAATAGCAAATCCAGACCGCCAGTTAGTAGGTGATAGCTCAAGGTAGTTCTCAAACTGTGCGCCTGTAGGCTCTGCCAAAGTGCCTGTATCCACGCCAAACCTTGTGCCATGATAATCGTCAAAAGGCGTGACCTTTAAGCTGTGTAAATGCCCAGTACAAATATTTACTCCGCTATTCAAAGTGTTGTTATGGGTAGCGTGAATTCCACCCTTCCAGCGGTGTTTGACAATGGTATTGTCAGTAGGCCAACACGCCCAACATGGATGCCATGCAGGAAAGTGATCCTTGAGGCTAAACCCTTTTACAAACTCATATTGTGGTGCGTTAGCAGCTAGACGATTCTCAAACCTAGCGTCATGGTTTCCAAGCGTCCAAATCAACTGCATATTGTGTCGTGTCTTCTTGGCTACATCTTCAATCTCACCCATTGCTATTTCACAGGCTTTGAGTTCTTGGATTACAGATGGCACAGAATCCCATCCAATCCTCGGATAACGAGAGATACTAGCCCCATCAAAAATGTCGCCGTTAGCAATAACTGCCACAGGTTTAAACTCTTTAATAGCCCACAAAAGACCTTTAAATGCTGTCGTATGAATACTAGGCCAAAAATGAGCATCACTGAAAACAATAACAGTCCCATTTAATATCCCCAAGTCCTTACGAGCAGCACTAGGTTTAGTTGAAGCAGTTAATAAAGGCTTTTTGACTATTAGAGATTCACCATATTTGATCTCCATGTGCCTTCTTCTACGCTGAATATTTCTCATGGTCATCCCAAGAGCTTCTGCCATTGCAGTCGGAGATTCATATTTTTTCCATAGTTCAATAAACTCTTGGTCAGTGAATCTCATATATGCGCCTTGTAAAAAACGTAATGTTGACGCATATTTGTGACAGTTTGCTTAACTAAGCCTGTAAACCATTTAGATAAGTAGTCTTGCCAGCAACTTTGACAGCAGTCAATTCTTGTTTCTTCAGGTTGTTAGGGTCATAACTTACATGAACCCAACCTGAGTTTGGTTGACCTTGGGTATAAAACTCTAAGATCAATTGGGTGTAGTCAAGGTTGTCCATGATCCACTGTGCCAGTTCAGGATTAGGCAAACCATCAATCTCAATGTCAGCAGCTTGACCTTTGCAGTGGTCTGAGGTCTTAGAACCACCCACAGCCGCATTACTCTCAGGACTACGATAGCCAGAGTTCACAGTCACCGACTTGCCAAAATGCTCACGCACAGGTTGCAGAACCATCTCGCACAATAACTTCAGGTTCTCAATCGTTGCGTCATCAGGCGTATTGTCGATACCCAAGCGAGTGGCAGTGTCAGACTTGGTGAGTTCTTTGAGAGTGAAGTTGGCTGATAAGTTCATGGTTTTCCTTTCAAGGTTTGGTAGACTGAGTTGTAGGCATCGATACAGGCATTGAGTTGTCGGGTGTTTGCGTCCCCTTGGTCTGTGATGGCGACAAGAGATTTAGCAGTCTCTCTGTCAAGTTCGGCTGTTGCTTGAACGCTATCTCCGCTGGCAGGGGCGGTATCTGTGGCGGTTGGTACGGGGCAGTTGGCTGCTTTGACAGGAATCCGCAACTTGAAAGTTCCAGAGTCAATAGCAGAATGCAACTTTTGAGTTTGAAGTTTGGCTTCATAGTTTGCCTTTGCAAGTTTATTTGAAGTGTTGTTTACAGCAGACACTAATGCCTGTTCTTTTTGTCTAGCCTCTGCATTAAGTCGGGCAATTTCCATCTGTTGTTTAGCAAACTCATCTTGCCCACCTTTATAGTATCCACTGCCAAAGGATGAGCAGATAGCTATCAAGATAGCCAACAGCACCCAAGGATTAAATAAACTCATGGTGCTGGAGGTTCATCATTGTCTGTAGCCTCTGCCTTGGCAATCGCCTTGGCACTGGCTGACACAGCACTACGACCAGCTACACCACCAAGTACACCAGTGATGAAGACCATAATGGTATTGATTTGCTGTGTATAGACTTTATCTATCGCCGCCATGCCATTCATAGGCTGAGTCACAAATGAAACGCTATACAAGAACATAGCTACAGAGCCAAGGAGAATCATCGTCAAGGAGAAGATGACAATAGCCCAAATCCTGACTTCAATTTCTTCAGGAGTTAGGCGGTTATTTTTGTTCATAACGATGGTAGGCATTACTTTTTCTCCTTTTCGGGTGTTACGAGTTGTTCAGGGCAAGTACCTGTAGCGGTACAGATTGGGGGTTTACATTCTGCATTAGACCAGTTTTGAGGGTCTTGGCACTTATATCTAAAGCGGTCTTCGCACCCTGTCAAAAACAGGATTATCGCTAATAGACTCAGGCTCTTTACGATCTTTATCACGCTGTTTCCTTTCAATGCGTTGCTCAATCTTTTTAAGTTTCTCTAAGGCACGTTTGGTTTCATACTTGGTATCTAGAATATCTAGATAAAGTATTGCCCCCAAAGGGAGCATCAAGGCTACAAGAACACAACAAGCAATCCAACCCATTATCTCCTCCCCAATTGGTTTATGGCTATTAACCATGCCCAGATATAAAGGATCACTATTAGAGTTCCTAACAGGTACGCTTGCTTTGCTTGGAAGTTTCTTTTTGACTCCTCCCGTTGCCATTTGCGTACCCTTTCCTTTGCCTCTTGTGCTAATCTAGCCTGAGTTTGCTCCTCTTGAATGACCTCACTCATCTCAAACACTGAACTGTACAAAGCACCCATCTCAGGGGGACTCTGGTACACCATGCACTCACGAATCTGGATTACCAACCTATCCATCTCCTGCTGTGCCATCACCCTCTTTAAGGCCGCTTCTAAGTGATTCTGGTCAGGGTCATAGACTGTTCTAGACTTTTCTTCTTCTTCTCTTATGTGCGTTGCTAACTGTTCTTGTAGTTTGAAAAACTCTGTTAAGTTTTGGACAATCCCAACTTTGACTTGAGTTTCATCAACAGCGACATAATCAGACTTTTTAGCTTGAGCCACAGGCTTTGCAACTTGAGACTTTGGGCTACCAGCAAAGAACCTAAGTAACTGATTCCAGAAACCATTAAGTTCCTTGCCGATAGCCACAACTTCATCAGCAGTTCTTTTGACTTGGACAAACTGCTCTTTAGCTTGCTTGTAAAGTTCGCAACCTTGCTGAATCTGTTTGACAAGACCAGCCGCCATGAGGCAAATAGTGATTGGATCAATTTCAGTCTCCTATGATGCCAGTGGCAGTACCTACACCAGCCGCACCAGATAACAATCCTGTCTTTGGCATTTTTGCCCTGCGATTCAACTCAGACAGAATTGCTCGTTGCTCAATTGGGTCAGCATTAAATAGTTTCTTTTGCAACATTTCAGATGTTTCGCTACTGATGCCTTTTGCTCTTGAAAGCAATGATGATCCAGCAGCTTTCATAATCCCAAATACATCACCAGATGCCGCTGATTGTGCAATCTGACCAAGTTGTCCAGCCTGTTCTTGACTAGATAATCTTTCTCCAGTTGGAGAACCACCTAAGATTTTCTTAGCGGTTTTAGATTGTTCGGTTAGACCCTTAACGTATTGAGAGAAATCGTTATACGCTTGTTGGTCATCAAAGGCATAACGAACAAGCAACTTCTGATTGTCAGACTTGAATATCTGACGAGAGAAGTCACCGCCTTTGAAGTTTCCAACCCGATCATTAATGTCTGCCATCATGCCAAGTCTGAAAGCCTCTTTTTCATCAGGATTCATCTTCTTGATATTTGCGGCAGCTTCTTTAGGATCAAGTTGCTGATACTTTTGACCCATTTCAAACGATTTTTTGATGCCTGATGCATCAGCAAATTCAGCATTTGCTTTTCTGTAATCATCGTTCAATGCTTTAATCTTGTCATTGAATTCATTCTTGACATTAATGACATCACGACCATAGCCACTGACCTTGCCTGTGACAGCATCAGTTTCCTTATCGATAACCCGATCCAAACCAATCTTGATCTGGTGCAAGATGTCTGTAGGTACTGATTGATCATTACGAATAGCATCAAGAGGCGGTAATGTGTCACCTTTAACGGCGGCTCGTTTTTGAGCTTCTTTATAAGCATCAATAAATACTGGTCTGTCTACATATGTTCTAAATGGCTTTGCATCAATGGCAAGGCTATAAGCATTTGGGTATGCCGTATTAGCTTTTGCTGATTGAGACTCAACAAGTGCATTTAAATACTCGTAACCATTAACGTCTTTAGCCAACCCTGCTTTTTGCACCAACCCTTGAACAATGTCATTAGGTTGGTCAATCAATCTGCCCTCAAGAAACTTCTCTGTATTACCTTTAGCTTTAGATTGAACAACATAAGCACTGTAGGCAAGATTCTTTAGGTTTGCGCCCAAGTCTGCAATGACAGGATTAGGAACACCAATTCTTCTCAATTCATCAAGTGCTTGTTGAGCCTCTTGAGGAGTCAAGTTATCTTTCTGCATATAACTGCCAAGCATCTTAGATGCCGCTGTTGCTTGGTCACCAATGCCAGCAGAATTCAGCACATTCTTGATGATCGTGCCAGCCTTATCAATCACGATAGGAACAGTACCACCTAGAACACCACCAAAAATAGCACCCTTTGCCGCCTCAGTACCAGCATCTTTCTCTGCATATCCATACCCTGCCAATGCACCAGTTGCCATCCCTGCGCCAGTAGTGCGTAAGACTTGACCACCCAAACCCTCGCCACCAGTAATCAATGCTCTAGTTTCTTGTGCAAGTGGGGCAACCACTTTACCCATAATGCCAACAGGAACAGCAAATCCACCAGCCAATTCAGCAGGAGTTTTAACAGCAGGGAAGTCCTCACCAAACTGCTTTTGTTGACCCCTTAACTGGTCACGCAACTTGGTGTATTCCTCATTACTGATAGAACCTGTGCGTAATGCCGCTTCAAGTTCATCCAACATCCCAAAGGTTGCGCCTTGACCTACTGACCTTACAGCCTCAACAGCAGGGTTATAAGTTACTTTGGGTGCAAATGTTGACTTGATAGCAGCAACATTTTTAGCCTCAACACTATTTGCATCAACACCATCAACAGATGGAGCATCTTGCAATGTTCTGTAATCTTGTCCCATTATGGCTTCACCTTTCTGTTTCCATCAGGATCAACAAAAATTGTCCCAGATGGATATTTTGGATTTTTCAACAATGAATTTACATCTCTTTGTGTAAATGTATGAGGTTCAAACTTTAATGTTTCGATTGGTACTTCAGGCAATTTTGCATTTGCGTTGATGCGTCTTCTTTCAATGGAAGTTTTTGCATCAGATACTTTTCTAGCGTTAAGTTCAGCCAATGTATTAATTGACTTAGCTGCATCAACAGCAGACTCAGCACTTTGCAATTCTTTGATTGAACGCTGTGCATCACCCTCTGTTTGAGTACCCTTGTTAAGACGTAAAGATTCATTGACTAGACGAGTCTTAAATCTCTCAAAATCATTTCTAGCAATTACATCAGGGTTATTTGAACCAGCCGCACCCATAATGGCAAGAGTTGCTCTGTCTTTTAAACCAAACTTAATATCACCTCTTTTGATGCTTGTAACATAGTTATTAGCTTCAATAGCAAGATTTCTAGCTTCACTAGCTTTTGCATAGTCAGCTTCTTCATCTTTAGCCAAGTCTGCTCTAAGAGGTTTATTGGCTGCTTCTTCTTTCTTGCGGTTAAATTCATCCAACTTCATTTGCTGGTTGAAATCAGCTTGCTGTTTAGCAAGTGCATTATTAGATTGTGCAAGTGCAAGGTATTGCTGAGAATTCTGCATTCCTTGAGACTTGAAACTATTCATCATGTCCTGTTGAGCCTTAATCGTTTGCTGATTTTGCTCAAACTGCTGAACTCGTTGCGTCATGTCAGTCAATTCTTTGACCTTGGCATCAACCTTTTCAGGATCAATTAAACCCTTGGCTAAACTGCTTGAGTATTGACTTGCAAGAGATTGGACATTCTTAGGAATGGTTGCATCTTGCGTAAATATCTTGAACGGGTCTTCCTCAACTGCACCCATAGCACCAATCCTACGCAAGTCAGGAATGACTTTAGCAAGTTGAGATATTGCGGCTTGACCTTGAGGAAATGACATCAATTGAGCCTTTACTTGCTCATTGATAGTGCCATCAGGATTCTTGATCTGACCAATCAACTGCTGTGCTTGCGCCTCAAGACCTCTGGATTGCATACCTAAACCACGTTGAGTTAAGTAATCTTCTGTCTTGAGTTGGCCTATTTGCTGTTCTTGGAACTGCTGCTTAGAACGCATCATCTCATTACGCAACAAGAATGCCGCTTCTTGGTCACCAGATTGCAAAGCCATTTGGATTGCTG